TTGTGCTAATTGTCAAACAACACTGCACCTTGAAGGAATCCGTTGGAAACAAGGTGATCTTGTACCTGACTTTTAAGTGAATTTATAGAACTGTCATTGTCGAATACTTTGTGAAATTTTGACCTTGCCCACTGCCATTCAGATGGATGTATGTCCTTGGGTGTTTGCCCTATATCTTGATACATTCTAAACCACATAGGAAGTTGTCCACGTTTTACCCACCATACTTCACCACCTATTTCATTGATTACTTTGACCTCATTTTCAAATCTAACATCGGGTATAACCCAATTTATTTGAGGATTTTCAGTTACTTTCTTTTTCAACATACTGACCCAGATACCATCATAAAATCCATCACGCATACATTCAGTTCCGAATACTTGAAGCACATATCTTGGAGTTACTTTCTTTTTCAGTTCTTTACTCCAATAAGGATCTTCTTGTTCTCTCCATAGTCTACTTTGTTCTGTCTTGCCGTCAAGCAAAGTTCTATCCCAATCGAATAATGTTGCTACTGTGTCTTTAAGTTTATCTGCAAATGATATTTTTACAAAATTATGATCCTGTACTAAATGATCTGCTATTGTGTCTTTTCCAGACCCTATCAATCCACAAATTCCAACTATCATAATATTTTTAACTGCTTTGTACCTTCTCCAATGTCTCCTTTTGGATATGTATTAAATGCGAGACTGATGCGTTTGTGTTCTGATCCTTGTTCTATTACTTCATGCTCCAACCAAGATGGAAACATTAATAATTCTCCTGGCAGTGGATTTACTCCATAGTAGTCTGTATTGTATTGATTTTTATTGTCGCCACTGTACGCCAACTGTATGTTTTGAAATGTAATGTTAGAGTAGAGATGAGGTTTGCTAAAAATAATTGGAGCACATTTAGGAGTTGTGCTTACATAATATACGCCACTTATTATACTGTTTGGGTGTGAATGTTTGTCTATGTATTCTGATTTGTCTGTTTTGTTTACCCAACTTGTTGTAATTTGAAAATTTTGCACTATGCCTAATACGTCGCCCACAAAATAGTTTATTGCATTCTGTATTTTGTATTTTAAATCTTTTAATTGTGGTCTATCCAGTATTTTCATACCTCTATTCATCATAGGCAAATCATCATCTGAATGATCTGTGCCTGTCCTTTGTGAGGGATAATCCAATCCTCGTATCCACGCCATAGACACTTGATCCATTTGTCCAATGTTCATTTTAATCAAAGGCACGGAAAATAACGGAATCATTTCATGTTGCATATCTTACGATAATACAACAAAATTATGGTAATGTCAATAGGAATTAGCCGATTAGGAAACTGTAACCTTGACCACCAGCAGTTTGCGTTTTGACTTCTGCATCTAAACGTTCCATTTCTGCAATGGCTTCTTGCTTTAGGGCGTCACCATTTAATGTAGTGCCACCTTGTGGTCCTGCTATTGTATTGAATTTGCTTCTTGCTTCGCCAAGCATATACTTACATTTTGCCAAAGTGTAATCTTTTATCCATTTTTTTGCCAAATAGTCTTTGAATAATTCTGTATCTGGTCTATACATATAGACGTACATTAACACTTCTTCACCCTGTCTTGGTCTTTGTAATATTGTTAATTTTTTAGTTGTTGTGTTCCATTTGAATTCAATGAACGAACCAAACATTCTTCCAACCAATTCTTGGAACTGTGAAAACATATTGTAAGTTGCAACACCACCCATATTAGAACTTGCTAATAGGTATGTGTTTGTGTAGGCTAAATTGAATGGTTCAAATAGTGTACCACCGTCTCCACCACCTGATCTAGAACCAATACTTCTTCTAAAAATTTGTCTTACTTCTATAATCTCGTCAGCAAGTGTGTAATCATTCTGATCTTTGACCAGTGGTAAAAAAATGTAACTTTCTTCTACTGAATTGTCCGATCTTTGTCTAAATCTATCTAAAGCGTCCTTGATAGCGGTCTCATAGTGGGCAGGATCCAACTCTACATCTACCATTCCGCCACCTAGCGAATTGAATACGTAGTCGAATACCTCTTGTTTTTCTGTGGTTAAATTTGCCATTTTATACGTTCCTTACATATATTTATCACTCACTACCATCCGATAAATATATGTCTATGCCAAGATTAAGTCTATATAAGCCGGAAAAAGGTCAAGATTACACGTTTTTAGATAAGACCGTAGTAGAGATGTTTACTGTGGGTGGAACCGACGTTTTTGTACACAAATATTTAGGGCCAAAAAATCCTGCTGAAGCAGATGCTACATCTGATGCACCTAGGTACGATTCAGTAAAAGAAACTAATATCCAAGATATGCTATTTTTAGAAAACCGTGATAGAAAATATGATTCATCGATTTATAATCTAAGAGGCATTTACAATGTGCAAGATATTGATTTCGATATGAGTCAATTTGGATTATTTTTACAGAACGACACTTTATTCATGACCATACCTATAACTTCTAGTGTTAAAGTATTAGGCAGAAAAGTAATGCCAGGAGATGTATTTGAGTTGCCACATCTTAAAGACGAGTATGCTTTAAATGATTTTAATGTGGCGTTGAAAAGATTTTATGTTGTAGAAGATGTCAATAGGGCCGCTGAAGGATTTTCAGCAACATGGTACCCACACTTGTATAGAGTTAAATTAAAACAAATATACGATAGTCAGGAGTTTAAAGAAATACTTCAAAAAGATGCTGGTGCTGGAGATGGAAAAACTTTACGTGATGTGCTTTCAACCTATGAAAAAGAAATGCAAATTAATAACGCCGTCGTTGCTCAAGCAGAAGAAAATACAAAAAAAGCAGGTTATGACACAACAAATTTATACACGTTACAAGTAGATGACAAAGGCAAACCTGAATTAGTAACCACAGATACATCAACTTTAGACACAACTACACACAATACTTTAGCAGACAGAATTAATCAAACACCTAGCAAATCAGGATATGATGGCTACTTACTAGGAGACGGACTTGCGCCTAACGGAGAAGTCTTTGGATTTGGAATTAGTTTTCCAAGTGCTTCTGACAAAGGTGATTATTTCCTAAGAACTGATTTTTTGCCTAATAGATTGTTTAGATACGACGGTGGACGTTGGATTAAAATGGAAGACAACGTAAGAATGACGTTATCTAATACAGATACAAGAAGTAATCTAAAAGGAACATTTGTTAATAACACAAAAACATCTACAATCGGCGGCGAAACTGTAACAGAAAGACAGGCACTCTCAAAAGCACTTAAACCTAAGGCGGATGGATAATGAAATTAAGAGAACTTTGGGGTATACCTATACCAGGTACTGAAAAAGCAGTGGGACTTAAAAAGGTTTCTAAAGAATTTATGGGTAAAGTAAGGACTTATTACGAACCCGTTGGCAACAAAATAAATGAAAAAAAGAAAAAAGGTGACTTGTACACTGACGATAATCCTAAAGATACTATCAAAAAATTAGGATACAAAAATGTTTCAGTAGCAAGAGCAAGTGTATCTAGAATACGTAACTCAGGAAGAAGCCATGCACATAAAATACAGGCGGCTGTAAGCATGGAGCAAAGAGCAAAAGCGGCGGGCAAAAGTAAAGAGGCGGCTGTGTTTAGAAGATACATAAATGCAAATAAAAAAGGTAAAAAATAATGCAACATTTTTACGACGGACAGGTTAGAAGATATATTACCCAGGTGATAAGACTCATGAGTAATTTTTCATACAAGGACGGTGATGGTGCATTAAGAACTATTCCTGTTATGTATGGTGACATGACACGACAAGTTGCACACATAATTAGAGATAATTCAGAAAACAAAATACCTAGTATTCCAAGAATGGGAATTTATGTAACTAATTTGCAAATGGATAGAACAAGATTATCAGATGCAAGTTTTGTCAGTAAAGTTCATTTAAGAGAACGTTCTTATGATGCAACAGGCAAAGAATACCTAAACACTCAAGGCAAAAATGTTACAGTTGAAAGACTGATGCCAACTCCATACACATTAACAGTGAACTGTGATATTTGGTCAAGCAATACAGAACAAAAATTACAAATACTAGAACAAATTTGTATGTTATTCAATCCAAGTTTAGAAATTCAAACTACTGACAATTATATTGATTGGACAAGTTTAAGTGTGGTTGAATTAGACAATATAAATTTTTCAAGTAGGACTATTCCTGTTGGCACAGAAACAGAAGTTGACGTGGCAACATTAACTTTCAGTATGCCTATATTCATTAGTCCACCAACTAAAGTAAAAAAATTAGGAGTAATTACACATATTATTACAAGTATATTCAACGAAAAGACTGGAAACATAGACCTAAGTCAATCAATGCCTGAACTAATGGCATACCAAGATGACTACGACAAAAGTATTAAAGCATCAATCAGAACAACTGCTGATGGTAGTGTCGATACAAGTGTTGCATCACGTAAAGATACTGCTAGTGTACAAGGCACAACAGGGACACAATTTGATATCTACGTACTAGGACAAACAGCGTCAATAATTGACAAAGGCGTGATTGGTGGATTAGCATGGAACGGATATCTAGATGTGTTACTAAATTACAAAGCAGGTTTAAGCAAATTACAATTAAACAGAGAAGGTATAGACGTACCGGTAGTAGGTACTGTTGCGTTGAACGAATCTAATCCTATGCAATTATTAGTCACATGGGACATGGACACAATACCTACCGACACAGTGATAGTAGGTCCTCAAGATACAAGAGGCAGTGTAGACTTTATTGTTGATCCTACTACATTTAATCCAAGTGCAATTAAACAAAATGGAAAACGTGTATTACTACTTAAAGATATTGGTAGTTCACAAAACGTTGATGGTGCAGATGCTTGGAAAGGTGACAGTAATATAGATTTAGTTGCAAGTGCAAATGACATCGTAGAATGGAATGGTACAAATTGGCAAATAATATTCGACGCAAGTGCAAATCCTGATCCAGGTGATAGTACATTTATACCAACATATATTACCAATTTAAAAACTGGTATTCAATATAAATGGAATGGTAGTGAATGGATATTAAGTTTCGAAGGCGAATATCGTAAAGGAACCTGGAAGATCTCTTAATCACATAATTATTTACATGAGCAGTAAAATTATAGGGTGCGGTGCACTCTTCTATACTTTGGATACCCAAAGGTTTTTAGTACTTCATAGAGTACAGAGTAAACAAAATCACGTATGGGGATTAGTGGGTGGTACTACCGTAAATGAAAATTTATGGGAAGGACTCCATAGAGAGATAAAAGAAGAAGTAGGTGAAGTAGAAATAAAAAAGAAAATACCTATGGAAACTTTCATTAGTAATGATGAAAATTTTTTATACCACACTTTCCTATGTGTAGTTGAAAATGAATTCATTCCAAAATTAAACACTGAACACGATGGATATGCGTGGGTAAGTTTTGGCAATTGGCCCAAGCCGTTGCACCAAGGTTTACGTAAGACTCTACAAAATAAAATGAATCAGGTCAAATTAGATACTGTATTCAAAATGTTAAAATTAATGTAATGATCAAAATCATCGGTGACGTAATGCTTGATATGTGGACGCAGGGCGACTGC